TTGGAAGGACAAGAGGCAACACTCGCCAACCTAAAAGACGATGAACTTGCTGAAGAGCACGAAGCACTTCAGAAGGCAAAAGAAGAAGCAGATATGTATTTGGAGCAGGTTAAGAAACTCACCGCTTCAAACAAGAAACTTCAAACAACACTTACCACAATTAATGAGCGAATGGAAGATGTCAATCTATCCAACGCTCGACTACTTTACACAAACCGTGTCTTGAAAAGCAACTCCTTGAATGAGCGACAACGAACAAGAATTGTCGAGTCTATTTCAACTGCTGGTTCTGTAGAAGAGGCGAAGGTAATCTATGATACACTTCAAAGCGCAGTGGGAGGCACAAAGCGTGCCCCGCAATCACTAAGCGAAGCAGTTGACAGATCTTCTCCAACACTCCCTCGTAATTCTTCGAGGAAAACTAAACAACCAAATGCTCAGAATCCGCAATATAATAGGATGAGAGCATTAGCAGGCATTAAAGGAGATAACTAAGATGTCAATTCTTAATAAATTAACCGAGGGTATCGTAGATCGCGATCTCTCAAAAGAGGGCGCAGCCCTTCTAACCAAGTGGGAGCGCACAGGGCTTCTTGAGGGCATTGATAATGACCGCAAGCGTAACTCTATGGCACGCCTACTTGAAAACCAAGCTAAGGAGCTTCTTCGCGAGGCTTCCTCTATGGCGGGTGGTGATGTTGAAGGCTTCGCAGCCGTGGCATTCCCAATCGTTCGTCGTGTATTCGGTGGACTTATCGCTAACGACTTAGTAAGCGTTCAACCAATGAGCCTTCCATCTGGACTCATTTTCTTCCTTGACTTTACGTTTACTGACGGAAAGTTAGGTTCAGAGATAAATGAATCATTGTACGGTGGCGGAGTTGTCGGACAGCAATTGACAGGTGGTGTTTCACTTTCTGGCGATAATGCGGAAGACAGTTTCTACGCTCTTAACAACGGCTACTCTTCACCAACAAGTTCAGTAACCGCAGTATTTACTGTAGTAGCATCTGGTACTTTTGGAACAGAGTCTGGTGGTTTAACCACAGCAGCAGCTATTGCAGCACTAGACAAGCGTGTTCGCTTTGATCCTGACTTCACCGTCGGAACAACCAACATCTATATCGCTAGTACACCTCTTGCTGCACTGGAGACGGCTCAATGTAACCTTAATGACTTAGTAGCTATCACTGATAATACTGCTGCTTCATCTGGAAGTGTTCGCAGACTTACTAGTATCGTAGGAAGCGACTTGCACATGGTATGGGCATCTGATGCTTCTATCGCTGAGTTGAGTGCTTCTGTTGGCGCAAGTCAATCATTGGCATTCCCAATTGTTGATGATTTCATCGCTGGCGGAGCTACAGGCGCTGTCGTAGGTGATCCTACTTGGGGACTTGAGAACCAAACAGCAATCCCAGAAATCGACATCAAGGTTGACTCAGTGAGCATCACTGCAATCACCAAGAAGTTGAAAGCTAAGTGGACTCCTGAGTTAGGTCAAGACCTTAACGCATACCACAACTTGGATGCAGAGGTTGAGCTTACTTCAATTCTTTCTGAGCAAATCGCTCTTGAGATTGATCGTGAGATTCTTGAAGACCTCATCAAGGGCGCAACTGCTAGTACATTGTACTGGAGTCGTGCTGCTGGACGCTTTGTAAACCGTAGCACTGGCGCAGAGATTGGCTCCACAACTGCCACTCCTGACTTCACTGGTACTGTTTCTGAGTGGTATGAGACTCTTGTTGAAACTGTAAACGACGTTTCTGCGGCAATCCATCGTAAGACTCTAAGAGGTGGTGCAAACTTCCTCGTATGTGGTCCAGAAGTTGCCAACGTTCTTGAGTTTACCGCTGGTTTCCGTGCAGACATCACTGGTGATGCTGATCGCGGTACTGTCGGAGCAGTTAAGACTGGTTCTCTCAGCAAGAAGTGGGATGTATACGTAGATCCTTACTTCCCTCGTAACGTTATCCTTGTTGGACGCAAGGGTGGTTCATTCCTCGAAAGTGGATATGTATACTCCCCATATGTCCCACTCCAGGTGACTCCAACTATCTTTGGAACCGAAGACTTCGTGCCTCGCAAGGGCGTGATGACTCGTTACGGTAAGAAGATGGTTCGTCCAGATATGTATGGACTCGTTATCGTTCGTGATCTCTAAGAGATAACTCGTAACATTAAACTCGCCCCCTTCTCTTCACTGAGTCGGGGGCGTTTTTTTTATTTGCGTTAGTCATTATTGTAGACTATTTATGGAGAGGAGATATATAGAACATGGCAATACCAACACTCACACCAGTATCAACGACTAGCGCAATAACGCTCCCTTCAACGGGTAGCGCGGCATTAGTCGCATCAAACTGTCCCATTGGTGTCTACACAGGTTCATCCGACTTCTTGTCGGGAGCATCGGATCAAGTAGCATACACCTATCAAAAGCTCGGTGGCGACATCTTGGATATTGAGTTGACGACAGGCAGTGTCTATGCCGCCTACGAAGAGGCGGTATTAGAATACTCTTACATTGTCAATATGCACCAGTCAAAGAACATCCTATCAGATGTGTTGGGAATGACGACAGGTACATTCGATCACGATGGCGAAGTAAAGACAGGCGATACAGATGTAGCCCTAAAATATCCCAAGACAACTTTTGCCCACATCCAGAAACTAACAGAAGGCTTTGGCGGACAAGCGGGCATAGGCGCTAATTATGTCGTATATTCGGCATCATTCGCAGGAGTGTCGAATCAACAGGAGTACGACTTATACTCAATTCTCTCATCATCTTCAGACACCAATAGCGATCCAGCAACAGGAGATCCAGTCCCTTACACTGGGCTTATAAATGGCAGCAAGATAGTTATCGAGAAGGTGTACTACAAGACGCCACAAGCCATGTGGCGCTTCTTTGGATATTACGGCGGACTCAACACCGTCGGAAATCTTTCTAACTACGGACAGTACGCTGACGACTCAACTTTCCAACTTATACCAGTTTGGCAGAATAAAGCACAGGCAATGGCGTTCGAAGATTCAATCTACACAAGAAACTCTCACTACTCGTTTGAATTAAAACACAATAAATTGAAGATATTTCCATCACCAGTGACGCCAGGTTCAGTCACTCCATCTCATTACTGGTTTGACTTCCGCATCCAAAGCGATGCTTGGGATGAAACAAATACGGAGGCAGGAGCAGCCTCTGGCGTTGACGGAATCAACAACATGAACACATTACCGTTCGCCAACATCCCGTATGCAAATGTAAACTCCATCGGTAAGCAGTGGATACGACGCTTTGCTCTCGCCCTGTGTAAAGAGACGCTTGGGCAAACACGCTCCAAGTTCGCCACTATACCAATTCCAGGCGAATCGGTAACGCTCAATGGAGGCGCACTTATCTCCGAGGGTAGAGAAACACAAACTAAACTAAGAGACGAACTGAAAGAAGTATTAGATCAATTGACTTATCAAGTGCTTGCAGAGAGTGACGCATCTATAGCAGACGCAGTAGAGTCTGTAACTAAGAGAGTTCCACCAGGTGTCTTCGTTGGATAGGGGATAAATAATGTCAGATGATAATAAATGGAGCCAACCCGCAGCCCCACCTCCGCCATTGTTTGTCGGAGAGAAGGAAAGAAATTTAGTAAAGCAAGTTAACGACGAACTCATAGAAAGAGTCGTCGGACAACAAGTAGTCTACTATCCAATAGACAGAAACATAACGCAGTACAGCGACATCTACGGAGAAGCAATAGAGAAATCATTTCTTCCACCAGTCCGTGTCTACGCTCTCGTAAACTTTGAAAACATTCAGACAAAAGCAGACGACGCAAGTGGACTTGATAAATCAAGCAAGATAACCGTCAACTTCCACAAACGCAGACTAACCGAAGATCAGGACTTGTTTGTCCGTGAAGGAGACTTTGTTCTCTACGGTGGGCTGCATTATGAGATATCAACGCTCTCTCAACCAAGAGAACTATTCGGACAAATAGATCACAAGTTCGAAATAACAGCAATGTGTACACTATCTAGAGAGGGACTATTCGATGCCAACTGATGTAAAACTGGGAGAAGTGCCGTTCCAACCCTCAACCATCGAGACTATCGACAGGGCGCTCTTTGACTATGTTGACGACGCACTAGACATCTCTTGTACCACTAACAAAGGATGGAAGAAGGTTCCATTCTACTGGGCAGGTGCTGAAAGAGCATATCAGATAAAGCACGACAGGGAATTGAGAGACAACAATGGAGTGCTCATCTATCCACTAATGACAGTAGAAAGAGTATCCATAGTAAAAGACATCTCAAAGAGAGGTTCAGTATATGCTCCCATCTCAAACATCAACGATGTTCAAGGCGGTTCCATAACCGTTGGCAGAGTAATAAAACAAGACAAAACTGCCAACTTCGCCAACGCCGACTCAAAAAGAGTTGTTCTCAATGTCGGAAATGGGCAAGAAACATTTCCGAGAAAAGAAAACAATAAAGTTGTATATGAAACTCTCACAATGCCTATCCCAGTTTATCTCGAAGCGACTTACAAATTAACAGTCAAGACAGAGTATCAGCAACAAATGAATGAGATATTAACCCCGTTTATGACGGCTCCAGGTGGTATAAACTACTTCGTCGCTCAAAAAGACGGACACAGATTCGAAGTCTTCGTTGAATCCGATTATTCAATCGAAAACAACGGCTCCTCCCTTGGAGAGGACGAACGAGGATACAAGGCAGAAATATCGTTCAGAGTCATCGGATATGTAATGGGAGCAGGTAAAAACGCCGAGCAACCAAAGATAGTTCGCAGAGAAAATGCAGTGGAATTAAAGATGCCGAGAGAAAGAGTTATATTCGGAGATATAAATGAGAATATGCACCTCAGTGGTAATGTTCCATTTTATAGAGAGTAGTGATTATTTATTTATGCGTTTAGGCTTTTGTTCAACTATTTACTTACGATAATACGAATATAATTACTTATTTCGAAGATTATGTCATATTGCTGCAAGGAGATAACACATAATGCCAGTCAAATCATTCAAATTCATTTCACCAGGTATCTTCATCAACGAGATTGATAACTCACAACTGCCAGCAGTTGGAGCGGAGCTTGGGCCAGTCATTATTGGACGCACCGAGAGAGGTCCAGCAATGCGCCCAGTGAAAGTAAACTCATTTTCAGAGTTCGTTGAGGTTTTCGGAAACCCTATTCCAGGTGGACAGGGCGGAGACATCTGGCGTGACGGTAACTATACCTCACCAACTTATGCCTCTTATGCCGCACAAGCATACCTTCGCAACTCCAACGCCGCAACAGTCGTTCGCCTATTAGGTGCCGATCAAGCTGCCTTGTCAGACAGCGCCACAGGTAAAGCAGGTTGGCAAACAACTTTAGACAACTCCACTTCCGCTGCAACTAACGGTGGAGCATACGGACTTTTCGTATTCCAATCAGGTTCAGGATACACGGGTGCTGACGCAGCAGTCGATGGCGTATTGGCAGCAGTCTGGTACTTGTCTACTGGCTCAATTGTTCTAAGCGGGACAACTAGAAATGGAACTGTTACAGATTCCGCAGCTTGCTTGTACCGTCCAAGTGGCGGAGAGTACAAAGCAGTTATAAGAGGCGCAGCGGGAGTAACCGAAATAGAGACTTCTTTTAACTTCAATCCATCTTCTGCAAAGTACATCCGAAAAGTATTCAATACTAACCCAACTTTAACTAACTCTTCAATAACCGATACTGCTCAAGCTGAGACTTATTGGCTCGGACAGACATACGAAGGACACCTTGCAAATGTTGTCGGAGCAATTTCTGGAAATGACGGAACTCACGGAGCAATTCTTGGACTTGATAGCGGCACTGTCAGTGCAGCCAATTTCCGCACAGGATTTCAAGCAGCGCAAACTCCTTGGTTTATTTCACAAGATCTAAATGCCGCTTCAGCATTCCAAGGCGAGAACATGACGAAACTATTCAAGTTTCACACCCTCGACGCAGGCGAAGAAGAACAAAAGAGACTCAAAATATCAATCGCAGACATCAAAGCCTCTACAAGCGTTGATGAACCATACGGCTCATTCAGCGTTCTCGTAAGAGATGCAAGAGATAACGACAATGCACCAGTTGTTCTTGAGAGATATAGTTCAGTAAACTTGAACCCCAACTCTTCTCGATACATCGGAAAGGCAATCGGCGATCAATATCTTACTTGGGATGACACCGAACGCAGACATCGTGTTTATGGAAACTTTTTAAACGCTTCCAAGTTTATTCGCATAGAGGTTGACGCTACTGTTGATTCAGGTGATGCCAACCCAGTGCTCCTCCCATTCGGTTCATTCGGTCCAGTCCGACAGAAGTCGTGGACGTACACTTCAAGCTCGGCTGGAACAGCACCAGCAAGTAGGTGGGCTACTGGTGGACAAGGCATTGTGCTTCCCGCAAGTGCAAGTGTATTCCTTGAAGTAGGAAGCGGCGTTGCAGCAGGAACCGCATTCACAGGAAGTGTATACTATCCAGCAATTCCGCTAAGAGCAAGCGCATCAGCAGGCGATCTTTCTAATCCAAAGAACGCTTACTTCGGAATAGACTCAACTCAGAATGACAATAATCGCCACGATTCAAGTTATTCAGATGCAGTCCGTATGCTTCCTCGTGCCGTAAGTTCATTTGATACCACAACCTCTACCGAATATTCATACGTATTCTCTCTTGACGATGTGGTTCCTTCAGCCGTCGGCACCGCTAACGCAATCGGCGTTTGGCAATCTGGTTCACGATTGGCAGGAAACTCTTGGACGGCACTTAGCGCCTCATACACAGAGGTTCTCAATCAAGGTTATAACCGTTTCACCGTTCCACTATGTGGCGGATTCGACGGATTAGACATTTCTGAGAAAGATCCATTCAACAACTCTCGTGCCTTAAACGGAAGCGATTCTACAAAATACGCTTACTATTCAGCCAAGCGAGCAATTGACACTGTATCAGATCCAGAGGTAGCAGAATATAACCTTATGGCTATGCCAGGTATCTACAAGGAATCGCTCACTTCTCACATGGTAGAAGTATGCGAGTCTCGTGGAGACGCTTTAGCAGTTATCGACTTGGATTCTGGCTACTTGTCAGACGCAGAAGGAACGCTCGCTATCGCAGATAGAGTAGGAAGCGTTTCAACCGCTATCACAAATTTGACAAACAGGGCAATGAACTCATCTTATGGATGTGCTTACTATCCTTGGGTTCAAATCAACGATACTGTAAGCGACAGCCTCCTTTGGGCACCGCCTTCAATCGTTGCTCTTGGAACATTCTCAAGTTCACAGCGTAAAAGCGAACTATGGTTTGCTCCCGCTGGATTCACCCGAGGTGGATTGACAGAAGGTTCCGCAGGAGTCCCAGTCATCCAGACTCGTGAGAGACTAACATCTAAAGATAGAGACGACTTATATGAAGCGAACGTCAATCCGATTGCTTCATTCCCAGCAGAGGGAATCGTAATCTTCGGACAGAAGACACTTCAAGTGACTCCTTCCGCTCTTGATAGAATCAACGTTCGTCGTCTAATGATTTTCGTGAAGAAAGAAATCTCTCGTATGGCAGCAACTGTACTCTTCGATCAAAACGTTCCAGCAACGTGGAACAGGTTCTTGTCGAAAGCAGATCCATTCTTGAAAAGCGTTCAAGCAAGGCTTGGACTTTCAGACTTCAAGATTGTTCTTGACGAAAGCACAACAACCGCAGACTTGGTTGATAGAAATGTCATGTATGCCAAGATATTCCTCAAACCCGCTCGTTCAATTGAGTTTATCGCCCTTGACTTTGTTATTTCAAGCACAGGCGCAGGATTCGAGGACTAAACTAAACTAATGACTATTTATACCAACAGGAGAAATAAATAATGGGAAACGCAAACTGGTGGGCAGACAATACTTCTTTACCAAAAAGAGGATTTAGGTTCTTGGTTCAGATTACAATTGACGGAAAAGACTTATCATATATGGCTAAGTCTGTTGACAAGCCATCGTACACTGTAACCTCCACTCCTCATAAATTTTTCAACCATACTTTCCATTATCCAGGTAGAGTAGAATGGAGTTCCATTAGCCTTACGCTCGTTGACGCTATGGACCCAAATGGTTCAGAGGCACTCTACAAATATCTTACCCAAATTGGATATGTTGTGCCACTCAACGCCGCACAAAATGTGAACGCAGGGGGCTCCTCATTGACAGACACGAGTATTACTAAAGAGTCAGCGACAGGCGCAACTGGAAGAGTGGTAATACAAGAAATAGGCGGAGACGGAGGTGTTCTTGGAGAATGGGTGCTGAACAATCCATTCATCACTGAAGCAAACTTCGGACAACAATCATATGATTCTGAGGATTTGTTGGAAATATCTTTAACTCTCCAGTATGACTGGGCAGAATACGATAATAAGCGAGCATAAATAACAAATAACGCTTGAAACATTCATTCAAGCGTGCTATACTATAAAGACATAATACAAACAAATACATTAGAGGTGTAAATGTCGAGAAATACAGGACGCAAGAAGGCATCTTCCCCTGCGCCAGCACAAGCAGTGCAACCTGCTCCAACTCAAACCACTGGGCTGTCCTATGTGACGCCGACAGAGTTTGTAGAACTTCCTTCCCGAGGACAGTTCTATTCAGCGGATCACCCGCTCCACAATCAAGAGACTATCGAACTCCGCTACATGACGGCGAAAGACGAGGACATATTAACCTCTCAAGCGCTACTCAAGAACGGACTTGCAATAGACAGGCTTGTATCCAATCTTATCGTCGATAAGAGCATTAATCCAGATGACTTGCTAATCGGAGACAAAAACGCTCTCCTAGTTGCAGCAAGAGTATCAGGTTACGGCGCAGACTATACAGTCCAAGTATCTTGTCCATCCTGCGGCACCGCACAGGCGCACACCTTCGACTTGACTGCGTTTGAAAATAACGAGGGCATTCAACCCGACGAAAATAGTGACAGCGGCGTATCGGCGACTGACAACGGAACTTTCACAGCAGTCCTGCCACGAACAGGGTACACCGCAGAGTTTCGTCTCTTCACTGCTCAAGACGAGAAGAATGCTATGCAAACCTCTGCTAAGAAGGCAAAGCATAAGCTCGATGCCTCTGCATCAACTGACTTATTGAAAATCCTAGTCGTATCTGTAAATGACGTCACTGACAGAGCAGAAGTGAATAACTTCATTGACAGCATGCCAGCACAGGACGCAAGGCACATCAGAGCTTGTCTTCAAGTCGTTACACCAAACGTTGATATGAATCAACCTTGTGAGTGCGACAACTGCGGCTCCGTTGCTGATGTGGAGGTGCCGTTTACTGCGGAGTTTTTTTGGCCTAAGCAGTGAGTACATGGAAGGCGTATATGAGCAGTTCTTCTATCTAAAACATCACGGAGGCTGGAGCTTCATTGAGGCATACAATCTCCCAGTTCAACTGAGGAACTGGTTCGTCCGACGCCTATCAAAGCAGTTCGAAGACGAGAACGAAGCAGTGAAGAAGGCACAGAGCAAGAAAGGATAACAAGAAGCGGGCATTATTGCCCGTTTTCTTTTTATAAGAGACTATTTATAAAGCAACGACTTTATGCGGAGGGCATAGAATGAATAAAGATAACGATTTGGTTCCACTCGAAATCAACCTGAACGCTAAGACAGAGGGCACTCTTAATGAGAGTTGGCTCGCAATGTTCGGTGGAGCAGTCG